CCGCCGCTCACGGTCTGCGAGCCTGCACCGCCGGTCCCGCCCCCGCCGCCGCCGCGCAGGATGCCCCCGCTATCGACGGTCACGCCAGCAAGCGCGACACGCTGATAGATCGCATCACCGCCCGCGCCGCCCTTGGTCCCAGCGCGGCCCGATCCGCCGCGGCCGCCCGCGCCGCCGCCGCCATTAACCACGCCGCCGTTCATCACCTGAACGCTCAAGGCAATCGTGTAGCTCGATGTCGGCCAGGTGCCCGTGTCTATTGCTATGCCGCCATTCGGCGCGCCGTTGATGGTCACAGACGCAGGAACGCGGAACGTGATCGTCGCATCGCTATGCCCGGTGTACCCCGCCGCATCTGCCAGCGCGCGAAGGTTGGCGCCCGTAGACGAATTGGTCAGGTCAATCGTAGCCGTGAACGCGCTCGGCGGTGTGGCCGGGTTCCCGTCAGCCCCGGGCGCAGCGATCACGTCCCAATAGGAGTTGGCCTGCGCAGTTCCCGTCGGCGCGTTGCCGGTCGAGCTTCCCACGATCAGGATATAGGTTCCGCCCTCGTGAAGCGCCTGCATGCCGCCGTAATAGGTGATTGTCGGGTCGTAGGCTGTTGGGGGCGGAAATACGCTGATGCGCTCCCAATCCTCCCAAGCGCTCGCCAGCGTGTCGTCGGCATTGATGAGCGCGCTCGTTTGCCACAGGGGGGGCACACCCGAAGGACGCGTGGTGCTCGTGCCTGCTGGCGTGCGCCCAACGGCCGGGTCGGGTTCAGGAAACGAGCGGATATAGCGAATTTCCACCCGCACCCCGTCGAGTCCGTCGGAGCCCGGCAAACCGTCGCCGCCCGGCTCGCCGTCCTCGCCATCAGCGCCGCGAATGCGCACCCAGGTATAATCCTCGGCGAACGCGCTCGGCGTTTCACTCGTGCTGTTCGTCTCGAGGCCCATGTAGGCCCGCGCGCCTTGCGAACCGGTCGTGAAATTGGCCGTGCCATCTGCGCTATCGGCGAAAGCGATATGGATATACCGCGGCGTTCCCTCGCTCCCTATCGGGATGGTTGCCGGTTCCGGCAGTTTGGCGAACGCCTGCTTGATCTTCTCGAGCTCGCGGTTGACGTCGGCCGCCCGGGCAAGAGCGCTCGCTACGAGATTGTTCGGATTATAGTATGGGTTGGGCACGCTCTACCTCCGCATGCGGCGCGGTGAATGATCGACGATGTAGGCTTGCAGCGTGTGCGGATCCTCGTCGGTCTGCGCCTCGGTGGCGAAGATGAAGCTCGCGTTGCGGCCAATGCCGTCGATGTAGGATTCCGCCCGCGCCTCGACCGGCGCCGACCAGTAGAAATTATCCCAATAGGCGCTGTCCCAGATGCCGCCGCCGCCTGCGACGAGGAAATCGGACGCGCCGCCCATGACGGTGAAGTCCTTTTCTCCCGACATGGGCTGGTAGCCGTCGCCATAGTCGTACTGCACAGCGATACCGATGCGGGCGACTGCCGGCGCCTCGAGCTCGAGCGTCACCTTGAAAAACTTGTCGTCGCGCTGCGGATTGCCGAAGTTGTTGAACGGGGTCATCGCAAACCCCTTGATGCGGTCCCCGTCGAAGCTGTTGCCGGAATCGAGCCGGTAGACGTACCCGTCTTCCCCGCCTGCAAAGAGCGCTTCGCTCTCGCCGTATTCGCCGCCGCCGAAGCAGTAGGGCGTCATGTCGCCGAGGCTGAAAGGGATGGCCGAGGGCTTCTTGCCGCCCATGTAGATCGCCAGGCCGGTGCCGTCGTCCCACACGAGCCGGTAGTGCGTCTTGAGCTTGGAGACGTAGCTCCCGATCGGCTGCGCGCCCGCCTTGTATTTCACGCGGAAATAGCGCGCGAACTGACCCGATAGCGTGCCGGTCTTGAAATTGCCGAACGCTTGTGTCGCCTCGAGGCTGCGCAGGCCCCGCCGGTCGATGTAAACCGTGCGGCCGATACGCTGCGCAGTGTCGGGCTCTGCGCCTGCTTCTTCGGTAAGCGTGTCGAGCGCGAAGCTGTCCGCATCGCTGCCATTGAGCACGGCAATCTTGCTCATGCCGAAGATTGCCACGGCCGTTTCGTTCGCCTGCACCACATCGGTAATGTCGGTGCCGAAGCCGATTTCGCCCGCGCCAAGGATGGGATCGAAGATGTTGGGCTCGCCCGTGCCCGAGAACTGCAGCGAGCCGCCCGGGAACGTCAGCCCCAAGTGGTTGCCTATCTCGAAGATGCGTTCGGGCGTGTCGGGCTCCATCCCGGTGCTAATGAGCGCCGCGCCATACCCAGGGATGAGCTCGAAGGCTTTGCCCTGCGCATCAACCGTCCCGTAGAGGCGGTAGCGGTCGCTCGCGCCGTAGAAGTTGTGGCTGATCGTGCGGACGCGGCCGCCCGGCGCGATGCGGTGGATCGTGCGCGCGGTAGCCCGGCCGATGAATGTGCCGCCCGAAGTGAGCTCGAGCACTTCCGTCTGGAACGGCCCGCTCGCTTCGCTCACAATATCGATGAAACCGGCCGCGCTGGCGTCGTTCCAGCCGCCGCTTTCCAGCACCACTTGCACAACCGTACCCGTGGCAAGCGAGGTGCGGCCTTTGATCGAAGCGCCGATTGCGGGCTCGAGCTCGCCCCCCTCGAATGCGAGGCGCAGCACGACGTCCATTTCCTCCCAACCGGTCGCGGTCGCCCGGTACGTCTGGCAATATGCGCCGCCGGTCTTGTCGCGCCATGCGTAGACCTCGCCGTCATGCACGGCCACGCCGCGCACCGGACCTTGGCCGGGCACCTTGCCGATTTGCGTGCGGTGCCATTCGATCGCGGCGCGCTGATAAGTGCGGCGCAGATCCTCGCTTGCGGCCACGTTCTCGCTCTCGGTGCCATTGGCAGTCCCGATCACTGTACCGCCGCTTTCCAGCGTCTCGCCGTCCTCGAACTCGCCCGTCAGCGCGACGAGCAGCATGGTCCCCGTGAAGGTGCCGGCATCCCAGCTGCCTGCGGTATCGACAAGCTCGTCGAGCAGGATGGCGGCCGCGCCGCTGGTCTGGCCGGTAATGTCGGCGCCGGGGGCCGGGGGCGATTCCCCATCGGCAAGCTCGAGCGCCCAGAACACCGCTTCGCTCGGCGCGGTCTGCCCATCGAAGCGCTCGTACCCCTGAATGCGCGCATAGCCCTCGGCCAGCGGCTCGTAATTCATGCCTGAAATCAGCGCGCCCGGCGGAACTGCCAGCGCTGCCGAGTTGGTATCGAGCCCCCCGTCGAAGGCAAACACGGAGGCGGTGCGGTTCATCCCAGCACCACCGGATCGGTGTAATCGCGCACCATGGCGCGGTAAATCTGCTCGAACTGCGCGCCCGAGCTTGCGACCTCGTAAGGCGCCTCGTCGTCGTCGCCCAGGAGCATCAGCGCGCGCCAGACGATCGCCTGGTGATACTGCTCGTCCACGAACGGCTCGTCAGCATCGGCGGTGAGCGTCTGCACCCCGCGCCGGTAGAAGCCGCGGATCTTGTACGCCTTGTCGGGCGGGCCACCGATGTAGAGCATGCGGCCGCCGACGGCGTAGACCGCGGGGCGGATATTGTCGGGCAGGCCGATCAGGAAGCGCTGCGCGAAATCGCGGAAGCTGGTGGCATCAAGCGGCGTCTCGTCCGCGCGGCCGATCGCGCTATCGTAGATGGTCGGGGCGCCCAGGCTATCCCCCGGGGGGAGCCAGCGCCCGAAATTGGTAATACCGAGGTCGGTGACAGGATCGTACTCGGTCTGGCCGGTGACGAGCTCGGACGCGAACTGCGTGCGCGTGAAGGTCCAATCGTTGCGCGAACGCTGAATGATTTCCCACGCCTGCCGCGTCCAGCCGACAATCTTGCGAAGGCGGCCGGTTGCTCCGGTGACAGTCGTAAGCTCTTGGCTTTCGGACACGGTGCCGCTCTCGCGGGCCACGTCGTTCACCAATTCGAGGAATGTCGCCATTACAACCGGCCGCCTGTCTTATGCTGCTTTCTGGAAGCCTTCGGAGGTGCGCTCGCGCCACTGCGCGACTTCCTCGTCCGACGGCATGCGGTGGACGTTGTAGGGGTAGGACAGGACTTCCTGCCACGCCTTGAACGGCTCGCCAGTGATCGGATTGATTTCATCCGTCTCGACCGCCTGCATTTCCTTGGCGTGCTCGAGTGCCTCGAACACTCGGTAGGGCACCGCCACGCGTTCACCGCGCTGGATGCGCCAGACAACGCCGTTGACCATGACGTCGGCAATCTTCGCCCGGGTCTTGTCTGCCGTCGCAGGAATGGTGAGCTCGACCTTCGGGTCGTTGTTCGGGTGCATCGGATCCTGATGCGCCCGCGGCGCGGGCTGCGCCGTGCTGGTCGCCTGGGCGCTTGTGGTAGAGCGCACGGGCGCAACCTGCACGACGTCGCCGGGCTGCGGGGCCTGCTCGTCGCCCTCGACGACGGGGATTTCCTCGATCGCCGAGTTGGCCTTGCGGATCTTGGCTTTTAGCTGGTTGCCGTTGGTGCCGGTCTTGACCTCGAGGCCAAGGTTCACCTCGGCATAGTGCTTGAGCGATGCGAAATCCGCTTCATCGAGCGGGATCATCTTGGGAGTGTCGGACACTGGATTAGCCCTCCGTTGCCTGAGTGAGTTCGGCGCGGCGTGCCTCGACGGCATCCTTCACGCCCTGGCGGCCATCCTTGCCGTCGTTCGCGGCATCCTCGGCCTTGAGGATCGCATCGAGGTGGTCGATGTTGTCGACCTTGGAAATGCGCGCTTCCACGCCGTCGTCGCCCGACAATTTGCCTTTTACGACGCTGGCGGCGTCGAAGTCGTCGACCTTGGCAATGTCGGTGGTCGATCCGTCGGGCGCGTCGTCGTTCTGCACCGTCTCGGCCGCGTCATCGGCGGTGTCTGCGGCAGGCTCGACGCCTTCGGCAGGCTGAATGTCAGTCGTGGTGCGATCGGGCGCATCCTCGTTCTGAACGGTATCGGCGCCGCCAGCGGCAGAACCCCCCGGCTGCGCGGCGGCGCCGTCACCTTCGCCGCTGTCCTCGGCGGGTGAACTGTTCTTGTCGATGCGGCGAACCACGAAACGGTCGGTCTGCTCGGCGGCTTCGACGACGCCCTTATCGAGCTCCTGCTCGACGCCGTATTCAAGGTTGACCGCGCGGCCGTTGACGATGAGGTCGGGCTTGTGCGCGAGGGCCGCGCTATCGACCGGGACGATTACACATTTGATCTTGGACATGGGGAGTTTCCTTGCTGCTGGTAAAAGGGTGGCGCCCCGCCCGGTGAGGGGCGAGGCGCGCGTGACGATCAATATTCGCCGTTGCGGGTGGCGACGTATCGGAAGGTCTTGGTGTCTTCCGAGAGCGCGGTGCCGACCGTGAAGCCGGGCGCGTTCGAATTGTCGCCCTCGTAGGCGCTGACGCCGTTCGAGGTGATCTTCGAGTTGTCGCCGGTCGCGTTCGAGGTGAGCGCGTGACCGTCGGTCATTCCCGAGAACCATTCCCACGTCGCATCGCCGTCGGTTTCGTTGACGATGTGGACGTGATCGGGGACGAACCCGAGGATGACATTCTGCGCAGCGCCGTCTCCGGTGTAGCTGCCGATCTTGGTTTCGCTGGCCATGGTGTGTGTTCCTTTCGCTGACCGTTGATGGAAAGGGCGAGCCGCTAGGCCCGCCCCATCCGATTACAGAGCGGAGGCCGCGAACTCGCCGCGCACCATCCAGGTTTCGTTGAGCCGAACGGCGGCGAACCATGCCTTCCAGCCGACATAACCGCGCTGGCCCAGCACGTCGGACGCGCTCGGGGTGTTCGGGTTGATGACGATCGGAGTGACGGCCAGGTTGTTGCCCTTGCCGACCTTCTGATTCTTGAGCGGCGTGATGCCGAAAGCATCCTGCCCCAGATAGAGAACCGGATAGACGTCAGCTGCCGAACCGCTGGTCGAGAGGACCGAGCCGCCCGGTGCGCCGCCGGCATCTTCGAACGGCTCGAGATCCGGCGAGAGAATGTAACGCACATTCTCGACGCTGCCGATTTCCTCGGCGCACAGCGGCTTCATCTGGCCGTACTTCGACACAGGAACGAAACCGTTCATGTTGCGAATATCGGGCTCGAGGTCGGTGTGGGCGATAGCGACATAGGCCGCTTCAACCGCCGTGGTGCTGATGTTCGGCGACGGGTTGAGCACATTGGTGATCTTGCGCGCCTTGTTGCGGGTCAGCGTGCGAACGATCGCGCGCTGCTTGTTCAGGCTGATCGCAGTGTTCACCGCGGCGCGCGAGGCGCCGTTGCCGTAGTAGACCGAGGTGCCGCCCTTGAGGACGTTGTAGAGCACCTGCTCGGTCGTCGCCCCGGCCTGTTCGCCGGTCAGCTGCATCATGGTTTCGAGAACCGGGTCTTCGTGCGTGTCGGCGATAACGTCGGTCAGGCCGTGCACATCGCCCCACTGCTGCAGGTTGGTCGTGACGTCCTCGAACGAGGTGCCCTTGACCGAAGGCGTGACGCCTTCCTGCAGCGGCGAGGTTACAGCCGGGTACGGCAGCGCGCGGCGGAACTTGACCGTCGTGCTCTTGTTCTTCGGGATGGCCTTCACCTGGCCGAACTTCGCCAGCACGAGCGTCGGCTCGACGTGGCGCAGGAAGCGGCTGTAGGCATAGGCGGCGGTACGCGGCGAAATATCGCCAAAGGTAGTGATGGACATGGGACTTGCCCCCCTGTTCGCCGCCTATGTCGAGGCGGCGGATTAGTCGTCTAGGAACGCGGCAACCGCGCCGTCGAAGTCGTCCTTTGCGATCCCGGTCTTGCTCGAGGGGCCCGTCCGTCCCGTGTCGCGCCCGCCTTGAAGCTGACGCTCGCGCTTCGGATCCGTGGAAGGCTGCGGGTTCGGGTCGGTCTGTGCCGTCTTGCCCACGCTTTCCTTGAACCGCCCGATGACCAAGGCCGCATCGGCCCCGTCCACGATCTTCTCGAAATTGCGGGCCATCGCGTCCTGGATGCTCTTGGGCTGGGTTTCTATCCAGCCGGCAAAGCGATCATCGGCCGCCACTTCCTGCCAGTCAGGGTGTTCCTGCGTGAGCAGGCTTTCCTGTTCGGCAATCGCCGCGCTTTCTCGGGTCTGCTCGAATGCTCCGACGCCTTGCGACAACCGCTGGATCGTCTGGCCCTGCTTCTCGAGCATGTCGATGAGCGGGCCCGCCAGATCGGGGTAGTCTTCGCGCAGCTGGGAAAGAGCATCGTCGGAGAGCTTGCCGCCGGTCTTGCCGTCGTCATCGCCCCCGCCTTCGCCGTCGCCTTGCTGCGTGGCTTCGGGATTCTGCCCGCCTTTCCGCGCTTCTTCCAGTTGCCGGGTCAGCTCTTGGACTTTGCGATCGAGGGCCGAAACGCGTCCATTGGAGGAACGCAGCCTTAGATCGTAGTCCCGCTTTTCCGTCTCGTGACGTTCGCGCAGGTCGGCCGGTGCATTGGCCCAGGGATCGTTTTCGGATTGGTCGCTTCCAGGGGCATCGGCCGCCGGTTGCTCGGGTGCCGCCGCATCGTCGGATGCAGGGGCGGTGTCGTCCTCGGCGCCATCGTCGTCTTCGTCGGCCTTCGGATCTACCGCCGCCTTGTCGGCAGGGGTGTCGTCATTACCGTCGAGCTCTGCGAAAGCGGCGTCGAACTCGTCTTCAACAGAAGGCTCCGCGGGGGCAGCGTCCTGCTGGGTCACATTATCCTGCGTTTCGATGTGCATTGCAAGTGTCCTTCCTGTGGGGGTTAATATCCGCCGGGGTTCGAGATTTTCCGAGCGTCGGGGTCACCTTCCTCGAACCATGTCGAGAGGTCGGTAAGCGCAGCCACGCGGGCCTGCAGGCGAAGCAGATCCTCGGGCTCGCAGGTAACGAGCAGCGCCTTCGTGCTCTCGATTTCAGCCTGCACCTTGGGCTTGACGGTGAACCATGAGGGCGTGCTCATTTCTCGGCCCCCATGCTGATCGTGCCGCCGCTACCCGTGGGCTGCATGCCTGCCTGCCGCGCCTCGCGGGCGTTCTCGCGCTCGACACCGATTTCCGCGGCGAGCTTGCGCTCCGCGCTGGCGGCCTTCGTGTTCTCGGCAGCGATCTTGACCTGGGCGTCGAGCTCCTTGGTCTTGAACATGGCCTGGATTTCTTCGAGCTTGATTTCCCGGTTCTGCGCCAGCTGCATCATTTCGCCGCGCATGCGCATCTGCGCGATCAGCATGTCGTTGTCCGACACGCGCAGCTTCGCATCGTTGTCCATCTGCGCCACCTGCAGCGCGGTCTGCGAGCGCAATTCTTCGGGGCTGGCCGATTCCTCGCCCTCGCTCTCGGCCATCTGGCCCAGCTTCTCGAGATATTCCTCCTTCTCGAGCAGGACGTCGGCCGGGTTGATGTTCATGGCCTGCAGCACGAGGCGCATGGCCTCGTATGCTTTGAGCGCCACGCCAAGGATCGGGTGCGTCGAGAACTTCTCGACGATCGCAAGCATCTGCTCGGCCTGCATTTCGCGCACGAGCAGTACGCTCGTCCCGCGCGCCTCGATCGTCATGTCGCCTTTGATCGCGTCCTTCTCGGAGAACTGCATGTTGAAGTCGTAGGCGCGGCGAATGGTCGGCTCGGTAATGTCGTCGTCCCAATTCTTGACCACGCGGCGGAAGACCACGTTCGCCGAATTGAACAGCATCGACATACCGCCGGCCGTCTTGGTGACATGCGCGCCCTGCTCGCCCTGGGCGATGAGCGGCATCGACACAGCTTCATCCACGAACCGCAGCGCAAGCTGGATGATCGCGGCCAACTGCTCCTGATTGATCGGGATATTGAAGGTCTGGAACGGCGCCTCTTTGCGCCCGGTCGCGTTCTTGACCCACTGCCACACCTTGCGCGGCATGAGCTTCCAGTTGCCGTCTTCGGGCTCCACCTGCGTCTTGTCGATCACGACTTGCGGCCCGACCGATAGCCCGGCGTTGTCCATCATCATGCGGACGGCCGAATTGAGCATGTCCTGTTCGTGGCGAATGAGGTGCGGCACGCCGACGGCGCCGAGAATGGAGGCTTCCGCCTTCTCGAACGGGAACACCGAATAGATGAAATCCCCGCGATCGAGCAGGTAATCTTCCTCGAGTTTGAGCAGGCGATTGCCGCAGAAGAAACAGCGGATCATGCGCGCGTCCAACGGGTCTTCGCCGTCAACACGATCGGCATCGTCGTACCGGCCCAGCGCGCGCAGCATGCGGGCAACGCTCTCGTTCTCGAGCGTGCCGTAGTATTCCCAGATGAGGTAGCGCCCCTTGGCGGCCTGGCCGGTGTCGCCTGTGTCGCCGTCGTTCTCGAGCCCGCGAAGCTCGGTGAGGAAGTTGAGGTCGCTGCTGCCGCCCGTGTTGTTCTGATCGGGGCCTTCCTCGAGCAGGATCTTCACCGCGTCCTTGTCGAAGCCCAGCGTGCGGGTGAGCTCGCGCAGCTTCTTCTTGTTCGGCAAGTGCCGCTCGAAGATGTAGCTCGCCTCGTGGACCTCGGCCGCATCGGGGTCGGGGAAGAAATGCCACGGATCCACGCGCCGGAAGGTCGGCACGTTGTCGTTGCCCGCCTCGAGCGCGAAGGTACTCGCCTGCTGACCCTGCGCCCCGGCCTTCACCCAGCGCTTGCGGCCCGACGAGGTGATGACGGGCCCCTTGAAGATCCCCGAGCCCAGCTTGACCGCATCCATGATGACGTCGCGGCACATCGCGGGATAGCGTGCCTCGGTCAGCTGGTCGTCGATTTCCCGCTCCATGGCGGCCGCGCGCTTGCGCGCTTCTTCCAGCACCTTCTGGCTTTGGTCGTAATGGTCGCGCAGCCGCTTGGCGCTGGCCGCTGCCTGCCCGGCAATCTGCGCGTGGATGGGGTCGGGTTCCTCGCCTGCATCGACCGCCGAATTGTGCTCGCCGATCGCAGTTTCGGCGCGCTCGTCCATCGCCTCGGCTTCCTTGACCGCGGCCTGCGCGTCTTCGGTGAGCTCGGGCACGGGCGTGGGGTCGATTCCCCAATTGCGCTCATCATTCGGGAACAGCATGTCGCCCAGCCGGGCCGCCCAGGCGTTCGTCTTGGGGCGCGTGATGTTGAGAAATATCTTGGAGCGATGCTCGTCGCTCTGCAGGATGGCGCTGGTCTTGCCGTCGTAATTGCCGTGGAACTGGCGCAGATCGTCCAGCCAGCGTTCTTCGGTAAGCTTGCGCCGCTGCACCGCCTCGGCGGCGAGGGACTGCAATTCTTTCAGGAGCGGCTGCGCAGCCTCCTGCATTTCCTTGCGCTCACTCAAGGTATAGCGGCGTCCCTTGGTCGGGTTTACCCCGTCCTCCTTGGCGAAGTCGGTCTTCGGCATTTCGGCAGTGCCGGGTGCATAGCTCATCGTCAGTACCCCCCTCGGGAATTGGCAATCTGAAACCCGCCGCTGGTGTTGCGCTTCTTGGCGGGAGGCATGGAAAAGACCTTGTGCCGCATGCGGACGAGGTAGCGGGTGGCGTCCATCAGGTGATCGTGCGCCTTGATGATCGCGCCCTTCTCGTCGCGGCGGTAAAGCCGGTGTTCGGACAGCCAGTTGACGCAGGAGGTGAAGACCTTGAGCCGACCGGTCGAAAGCATCTGGAACACTTCGACGAGCCCGGCCTCGACCGTGTTGTCGGCCATGATGAGAGATAGGCCGAGCTCGGTGTACGCATCGAGCAGCGCCTCGCCGTCCTTCTGGTTGCGGCCGCGCGATGCCGGGTCGATCGTGCCCTGCAGCCATTCGCCCCGGGCCTTGATCGCATCGGCATGCACCGAGGGCTCGGCCATGCCGCGGTAATGCTCGGCGTAGATGTAGAGCACGTCTGCATCGCGGTCCCACGCGCCGAACGGCGCCGCGGTCTTTTTCCAGCCGACGTCGAGCCCGTAGGCTTTCCACCAATGCGAGGGGATGGCGAAGGGGGCGACGGTGAACTCGCTCTGCGCGATCGGGTAGATTGCACCCGCGCCCAGGCTAGGAGTGCCCTTCGAGCGCGCGTCCCGCAGGTGGACGGGCGTGTTCTCGAGCATTTCCTCTGTGGTCTTTTGGTCGAGGTGGGCCACGTCATCCCACCCCGCTTGGACCATGTACTTCGAGGAATTGACGGCGGGCACGGATCACGGCTGACCTGTGTGGTCGTTTCGGTGAGCTAGATTGCTCCCGTGTCTATGGTGCCCGCCCCCCAGCATCGGCTTAGTCGAGGATGCACCAATCCTCGGCGAGCGCGTCGGACTGCGAGCAGACCCACGGCACCACGTCGTTCTGCGCAGTCTTCATGGCGATGTAATCGCGGTACGGGACCATATCGTCGGGGAAGATGCCCTGCATCGTGCCGAGCGTGTTGCGACCGGCCGGGTAGCTGGCGGCCGGGACGTAGTAGAGGAACATGCCCTTGCCGTTCCATCCGGTGCGCGTGACGCGCTTGCCGTCCTTGAGCGCCATGATCGTATCGCCGAACGTCATGGATCCGCTGGCGCGGTAGGAACGTTCGAACACGGCGCGAGGCGACCACGAGATATAGCCCTTGTGATCGGGATGATTGCTTTCGCCGCCGTCGATATACTCGACGAGATAGCCATCGTCGGCCCCATCTTCGTCGGCGGGAAGCTCCCAGCCGCGATAGTCGTTGTAATCCTGCCGGGACATGGGCGTGGCGAGGATCGCCTTGTGCCCGATGTAGAAAGCTGGCTCGCTGCGCATGCAATCCTCCGCATCAATGGGGGTGTGTCGAGCCGTCCATATACGACATATCGCGCATTTCACCAACTGTCACATATGGACAATCGCACACGGGTGCGCTAACCCGTCGTCAGCGACCCGGAAGGCCCGTCCCTCTCTCCATTGGGGGCGGGCCTTTTCATTCCCCGGGGCGCATGTCCTGTGGCAGGAATTGCAGCACGTTTTCCGACAATCCCTTGAGCGGCGTGAACGTCGTCATCACGATGCCGCGCGTCGTCGCGGTACGGATCAGGCATTCGGAATAGACGTCGAGCGGGCATTCCTCGTCGAGCCAGATCAATTCCTTGGCCGTCCCCTGGAAACTGCGGCGCCCTTGGTCGAACGACTTGAACGCGAGCGATGACCATTGCCCCGATGTGTGCTGGATCGGCACGGTGTCGGCGAGATCCTGCACGCCCGCCTTCCACTTGGGCTGGCCGATGCACTCGCGCGGGATCAGGCCCGAGCCATCGAACGCCTTGCGCCCGTCCTTGCCGGTGGTCACCTCGCCCAGCAATTCCAGCTGGATAATGTCGCGCGTCGTTTCGTTGGTGTCGCCCGCCACCCATGCGCGTATGCGCTTGTTGAAGCGCGCGCCCTCCCACCAGTGGGGATATTTGCCGGTTAGGTGCGCGGTTGTCTCGTAAGCGCCGGCCACGGTGTTGTGCGTGACGATGAAATCGCGGGTCAGATAGAGGCTGTCCTGTGCTTCGACCTTGATGCAGGTGCATTCGGCCTGTCCCGCGGGCTCGATCGCTTCGATCATCACCCCGCGCATCCGCCTGCCCGCGAAACGCTGGTGTTTCGCCTTGCGCTCCAGGCGGAAAATGTTGTGCGCTGATGCCGCTAGATGCACGCGCCAAGAGCAATGCAACTCGCCGCGATACCTGCCGTTCTTCGGGAGAACCCGCGCGTTCATACCAAGGCTGCGCGCAAGGCTTGCTACGTCCTCGCATAGATCGCGGTTCACCGAGTAGAATTGCCGGGCGCCGGTTGCCTTACTGCACGACCCGTCAGTGTCCATCAGCCCTTGTAGCACCGCGAGCCGGTCCGCTTCCGAGGCCAGCATGTATTCGGCCGGCACTCGCTTATTGTGCGACGTCTTGCCAGCCATGCCGAGCCCGTCGAGAACTTGGCGCAGGAAGTTGTGATGGTGGCCGCCCACTTTCACGGTCGTTGCGAAATGCCATGTGCAGTCCCCGACGCGGCGCAGATCGCAAGCGAACGCAGCGGCCTGTTGGCGAAGGTACGATTCCTGTTCGGCGAAATCATCATCCTGCATCGAAAGCAGCACGCGGTCGGTGGACAAGCCGCCATCGCCCAGCAACACGCCAATCAAGTACGGGTCGGCGGGCAATTCAGGGCGGTCAGCATAGGTGACGCTCGGCCGTTGCGGAAGCATCCACCGTTCACCCTTGAGGATTCGCGCCATCAACTCACGCGCGGTCAGGGTTTGCTCGGGCGCCGTGCGCCCACCGGACACGGGGCGCGCGGTCCATAGATGATCGAGGTCGCAGCGCGTGGTTGATCCATCAGACATTCGCACGGTGACAATCTCGCGCGCGCCTTGCGGGAATACACCTGCCACGCGGGTAGGCTTGCCATCGGCGCCGATCACCTCGTCGCCCAGGCGCAGCGTGCCCATGGGGGCGAATCCGTGCGGGGTCAGAACGGGCTCGTCGTTCGGTTGAGCCTTCCCGACGCGGTTCGCAGCCATGAAGCAGCGTTCGCGGTACTCCTTGCCGACGCGGAAGAACTCGAGGTGCTTGGGGTAGAGCTCGCGGCGCAGCGGGCCGGTGTCGGGGAAGAGGTCGTTGAACTTGTTGAACCGGGCGCGATCCTCGTCGCGCAGGATGGGCAGGAGCATTGCCTCGATCGTGTCGTCGTCGAGCTCGCGCACGAGCGCATCGGGGTCGAGGTCAGCCAGGGCAATCCCGCGCTGCTTGGCGATCGGCTCGAGCAGCGCGCGTAGGTCGTCGATCGCGGCCATCAATGCTTCGTCGCTTGGTTCCCGAGGCCACGGCCGAGCACTTGCCCCAGCCGGTCGGCGAGCATGTTGCGCTTTTCGTCGAGGTCGAACCCGTCGAGGCTGGCGCTATCCACCGGCACGGCGACGGCGAGCGCAGCGGTGTTGGCCTTGGTGTAGACGTCGCCCATTTCCTTCGCGGCCTGCTCGAGCGCCATGCGCGCTTCCTTGAGGTCGCGGGCTTTCAGCGCCTTGCTGTGCAGGAGGGCGAGACGGCGAATCCGGTACGCCTTGTTGGCGATCGGCTCGGAGCTCACCTCCTTGAGGAAGGCGGCGCGGGTTTCCTCGAACAGGATCCGGCGCTTCTGATAGCTGCCGGCGCTTGTCGGGTCGTACTTCGTGATGGCCTGGCGGGAGAGCAGCGGCTCGTTATTGGGTCCAAGCATGTCCTCGGCAATCTCGGTCGGCGTGTCGAACATGGCGAGGCGCATGGTGATTTCATCCTTCTGCGCATCGGTGAGCACGTCGGCCTTGGCGCGCGACTTGGTCCGCGGCTTGGCGGGAGGGGGCTTCTTTGCCTTGGGTTTGGGGGTGCGAGCCATGCGCGAATTATCCGCTTTCTCGTCCATTTTGGCAAGTTGAAGCGAAGTATTCGGCCATTTCGTCAGCGCGCCTGCATGCGCGCCAATCAGCATTGCGCAGCTTGAGGACGGCGGTGAACCGCTTGCCTTCAAGGTGGCGCTCGTCGAACGCGACAAAAAACTGGTAGCGTTTGCCGTCCCGGGTGATCTTCCCTGTTGTCTTGCTCTCGAACACGGCCCCGAGCTCGCGCAGATCCACGCGCACTTGGTTCATGTTGCGCGCGATCACGGCCAGGCTTTCGATCTTCTCGGGCTCGGGCTGGAACTCTTTAAGCGGAATGTGCTGCTCGCCCAGCATGGCGCCGGTTCCGTGGGCCAGCGCATCAATCGCGGTCCGCGCCTTGGCATGCATGGCGGCCATGTCCTCCATCAACGCCAGCGTATGCGGCTGGCCGATCACGTCCAGCACCCAAGGCGCGCGCGGCCTGCTCGCCTCGATCGCGGTCAGCTGCTCGATGATCGGCGCAGCTTCTTCGTCGGCGCGGCGGCGTATCTCGGCCAGTTGCTCGCGCAGTTGGGTTTCGAGGTCGGGTGTGTCGCTCATCGGTTCTTCCTCCATTCCTTCCACGCTTTCGCGTGCTCGTGGCACAGATCCTTGCCCGGCGCGGGCGAGATTGCGCACCCTTCGCAGATCGGCTTGTCGCAGGTGCCGCCTTCCACCTTCCAATCGCAGAGCAGGCGCGCTTCGCGTCCGCATTTGCACTTGTGCTTGGTCGGCCGGTAGCAGACGAACCCGCGTGCGCCGTTGTCGAGCTCGATCGGCTTACAGACCATCGGCTTCCTCCCGTCCTTCGGGATATTCCCAGCGCACGCAAACGCGCTGAACAGGCTGGATTATCGGCACGAGGACATTGCCCGACATAACGTAGACCGGCGGGGGCTGGTACAGATCAGTTTCCAAGCATGTTCCGCGGTCCTTATCGCCGCATCCTGCGATAACGAAGCAGGCGAGCCCCGCGATGAACAACCTACAGACCATCGGGCTTGTCCTCGTCGCCGTAGACGTGATCGTGGATTGCCTTCTCGGTGCCCTCGCGCGCGGCCTGCTTCACCGCCTCGAGCACGACGACGAACAGCGTGATAGCGAAGACGCCAGCCACGAGCGGCACGTCGAGCGCGGCGAGCAAGGCTCCTGCCACGACCGGCGGGGTGTACTTGTGGCCCAGCGCGCGTTTGATTGTCTCAAGCATCTTAGGTTTCCTCATTGCGGGTGACGGTGAGGGTGAAGCTTTCATCCCCGACGCTGAATTGCCGGTAGGCTGTCCAAGTCCCGACGTCGGTGCCGGTGTACTTCTCGTTCTCGCGGATCTTGAGCACGCACGAGAACACGAGCGCATCGAGCACGCTCGGTGTCGGCGCGGGCGGTGCCTTCGCCAATTGCCGCTGGCGCCAGAGGATCGCGGCCCACCATGCAGCGAGGCAGGCGTAGACCAGCCCGGCGACTTTCTCGGCGGCGGTCATGCTGCCAATCCGTCGAACAAAGGACCATTCCCCTGCGCGGCAGCAGCAGAGGGGTTAATCCAGAGAACTTCTGTGCGAGCGCGTGCTCCGTCCGCCAACGCCTTTCGCTCCACGCGAAGCCAGCCAGATAGGGCGTCATCGTAGAGGGGGCTGGGGTATCCAGAGAGGACCACCATGCCGGTTAGCCCGCGCAAGAAGTCCAGCAGTTCCGCATGGTCTTCGTCGCTCATTTCGTGAGCATAATCTGCGCCGTTGTCCGAGCGAGTGTCGAACACATAGGGCGGGTCGACATAATGGAGCGTTTGCGCGCTATCGTGTTGCGCCATGACCGCCCGCGCGTCCTTGTTCTCGAGGGTAACGCCTTGAAGGCGCTCGACGACGACCGCGAGGGAATCGGGATAGTTCACCCAATCGTGCGAAGGCGTCGTTCCGCTCCGGTTCGAGTTGGCGCGAAACCCAGTCAGCTTGTTGTGACCGTTGCTCCCGAAGCCCATAAAGCTGCGGATGATAAGGCGGCGGGCCGCTTCAACCGGGTCGTTGGTTGGTTGATATGCTTCCGCGAATTCATCCCGCGCGAAAGGCGTGAGACGCAGCGCATTTACCAATTCGCTTGCCCGGTTAGAGCGGAGTACGCGAAACAGTCCGACGACCGCTTGGTCGAGATCGTTGTAAATTTCGGCGTAGGAGCGCTTCTTGCGGAGAAGAACACTCGCCGCACCACCGAACGGCTCGACGTACACTTGGTGCGCCGGGAAGTGCGCAGTGATCCACGGGGCGAGGAGCCACTTGCCACCATGCCAGCGTAGGACGGGGCGAGTTGGTTCGCTCACGCCTCCCCTCCCTGAGCAACGCGCTCGCAACCATCCCGTTCGCTCGGATGATCGGCGGCGAGTTTCTTCATCAGCGCGGCGACTTCCTCGGGGGAAGCCATGTCTTCCTCGCGCAGGGGCGGTTTCCACTTCGCTTCGTGGTCGCGGATCAGCTGGCGGGCGCGGAAGTGGGCGAACTCGCGGCGCGCGGCGTATTTGTTCGCGGCTTTCAGCACCTCGGCGGGCGTGGGCATGAACGTCATCGAGCGCAGGAGGTCATCGGTGCCGCGGGCGAGGTCGGCCTTGGCCACACCCTTGAGCGCGCGGGCGTAGAGGTCGAGGCGTGCGCCTGCTTCGAGCTTGGTGGTGCCGGGGCGTTCCTTGAGGACGAGCGAGAGCGCGGTGACGTGTTCGTCTACGTCGTCAGTCGTAGCCATCGCCGGTTCCGGTTGAGCGGTCAGCCAGTTGCGGAGCTCTGTGGCCGTCTTCGGGCCAATGATCGGGTTGTCCTGGCTCTTGAGCAGCGCGGCGAGCTTTTCGCTCAAGCGTGGCCGCGACATAGGGGTTCCCGGGGTGTTGGGCGGATTGCTGGGGGTGACTTCTGTTGCCATGGCTTGTTCTCATTTCCTCTGCTTTGATGATCCAGTTGCGGAAGGCCGCATTCCAATCTCGGGATCTTCGGTCCTTGTCGGCGGCATGATTGCGGAAGCGCTCGAGTTGCCTCTCGAACATGCCGGGCGGCCAACGGTCGACGATCTGGCGAGAGCGATCGGAAAGGCGGGGCTCCCAATCACCATTCAAAGGCGTTTCGGGGGAGCGTCGGCGCGCAGTAGAACCGCTAGGTTCTACTGCTATTGTTCCCTTGTTCCCTTGTTCCCTTGTTCTTATTTGTCCCGCTGTTGTCCCGCTGTTGTCCCGCTGTTGTCCCGCGGGCTGTCCCACTGGCGCCTCTGCGCTCGATTGCGGGTCTTGATATTTCCCATAGTTACAGATGCTTATGATGCTCTGGCCCTGCCCCTTGGCTGTCCCGCTACCTGTCCCGATTTTTGAACGCGTCTCGATCATGCCTTCATCACGCAATTCGGCTAGAAATCGGTCCACGCGGCTCTTGCTCCAGCCCCAAGCGTCGGCGAGATAGCGCACGGAATAGGTCATTTCGCCGCGCTCGAGCGTCACGACGCTGCCCTTGATGCGGGTGCGGGTCGGCTTCCAAACCGCATTGGCGACGAGCCAGAACCACGCACGGAACCGGTCGCCCTCGCCTATGACGGGGTGGTCGAGCGCTTCACGCTGCATGGCGATAAAACCGGTCATGCGGGCTCGCGGTGCCTCGGGCAGTCGCAGACGTCCGAGCGCATGCCCGTGCGGAAGCAGGTATCGCGGCTCGTGCGCTCGGGCTTCTTCTTCGCCTCGGCGATCACGTCGGCGGGCGGCATGCCTGTGCGCTTGCCGGTGGCGCAGATCGTGATGACGCGGTGCGGGCCGAAGCGCTCCATGCTGATGAAGCCCTTGTTGGACATGGACAGCAGCGCGCTGGTGATGGTGCCCCCGGCCATGGCAGGATAGAACCTGCGGCCGATCGTGACGTCGTTGGGCAGCAATGTGCCCTTCTCGGCGTATTTCTCGAGCTCGATGAAGATTTCCGCCTGCATCGGCGAAAGCTCGCTGTGCGACCATTGGTTCATCAGTCAGCCTCCCCGAGCAAGTGCCGGCGCACTTCGATGCCGAACGCGGAGAGCGTGCGGCCGTCGGACTTCACGAGGCCGCCAGCGCGCAGGAAGCGCGTCAGGAAACCGTATCTGTGGTGGACCTGATAGGTGGCGCGCATCTGGCCGGGCTGACCGAACGCGGCTTCGCGCAGGGCCTCGGCGCATCTGGGCTCGCCCGTTTCGAGCGTGAGAGCGGCGACCTCGGGCGGGTGGCTGGCGATCGTGCGCATCGCATCGCGTGCGCCCTCGTCGTAGAGGAAGAAGGCGGCGCGGGATTGATCGACCGCGCGCAGGTGGTTTTCATAGGTCATAGGAACTTCTCTTGCGCGGGCTCGCGCTGCAGGATGCGGAACTCGGTCGGGCCCGCGTGCCGCGCGTCCCATACGGTCCAGATGCAATCCATGGTGGGAGCGCCCTTGTTCAGGAAGTCAGGGCGCCAATTGAGCGCGTAGATGCGCGCTGGCGGGTGCGCTGCGAACAGCGCCGTGCGGTTCTCGGCGTGCCAGTATTGGGACTTGAGGACCGACGCGAAATAGGTGAGCTCGAGCTTGCCGAGCATGTGCAGGATGATTTCGGCGCTTATGCCGAAGGGCAGGTTCGTGATCGCGCGCGGCGAACGTCTCTCGCACGTCGTCGCATCGGCAATTTCCACCCCATTGTCGGGGTCCGCAACAATGTCCGTACCGATCGCATCGAACCCGGCGGCGCGGATCTCGCGCAGCATCGCACCTCCCCGGGCGCAAGGTTCCCAGATCGGCGTGTTCTCGAGCGCAAGGGTCGCCATTTCCTCGCGCAGGAAAGCGCGCGTCACGGCGGCAGGCGTGGGGTAGAAATCGTTCGCCTGACGGTTCTCCTTGGCACCGCCGCCAGCGAGGGCGCGTCCCATCCCTTTTTGAACGGCGGGCGCAAGGAGAGGTTCGTCGAACATCAGCCGAGCGTCCACACGATTGCATCGCGTCCCGTCTCGGGGTCGGTCTTGCGCTGGCCGCTGTCCTTGATGCGGCCGAGACGGCGAAGCTCGGAGGTGCGCGGCTGCAGCGATCGGTACGAAACGCCCGATCTGGCGGCTATCTCGAAAGTGGCGAGGTCGCCGTGTTCGTCGAGCGCGTCGAGCACTTTTTGCTGCAGGGGCGCGGTCACCGGGCCGATTGCCAGCGCGGCGGCTTGCGAGGTGTCGACGGCGCGGGCGCCGGGAGCGTGGGGATAGGCGGTCATAGGAACGCTACCCCCAATGCTGCCCAGAACAGGGCCGAGAGAGCGAACGCGAGCGCGAAGCCTGCGCCGTGAGGCCAACGCTTCTCGCTGGCCATGTCGAGCGGGGTGATGGGATCGCGCATCACCCCATCCCCAGCGCGGCGAGGTACGTGTCGAGGATGGTTTCCTGTTCGCTGCGCTCGTCGGGCTTCATCTTCCGCAAGCGGATGATCTGGCGCATGATCTTGGTGTCGTACCCGACGGCCTTGGCCTCGGCGTAGACGTCACGAATATCGTCGCTGATGCCCTTCTTTTCTTCCTCGAGGCGCTCGATACGCTCGATCAGCAGGCGCAATCTATCATCGGTGGCTTCGGCCATGGGTCTTCCTTTCAGACTTGGAGCTCGTGTTGAGCGGGGGGATTGGCCTCGAGCCATTGCTGGCGGTCGAGGTTGGTGCGGGCGACGTCGGCCGCGGCTTCTTGGTGTTCGCGCTGGGCGCGTTCGAGGCGTTGCTGGGCTCGCTCATGGCGCCGGTCGGCGCAGGCGATCAGCGTTTCGAGGCGCACGAGCTCGGCAGGCTTTTCCGTTTCCTCGGTCATGCTGCCCGGGCTCCTGTCGCATTTGTACAATTTGCACGGAAAAACAGACGCTTCCCTTTTTGAAACATCGTGGTTTCACCGGTTCCAAAGTGAAACTTAACTGTCATAAATCTCTCCATGAGCGCCGATAGAAGCGCGGAAAGGGAGGTCAGGCCGGGACGGTGCCCGGTCTTGCGGGAGGGGATTTGCTGCGGCGCCTGCGCTCCCATGCGCGGCGCACTTCCAGCAGGTCCGAGGCGGTGACTTCGCCGCCGGTAAGGTTCTCGATCGTGTGGAGCGCGTCGGGCCGCGGGTATCGCTCGCCAGTCTCGTACCGGCGCCAGACGGTGCCGTTTGCGAAGCCTGCGAACTTGGCCGCACTCTCGAGAGTCCAGCCCTTCTTCTGCCGATATGATCTAAGGTCCATGACGTCTATTGTCCAAAATGGACGGGACACGTCAAGGGCTTTCTGTCAGTAGTGGACGGGCAATGCTTGATATGATCGTTACAAAAGGACGCATGGACAATGCAGACACACCGAATCGCATACGGGAATTGCGAAAGAGCGCCGGCCTCTCGCAGGAGGAGCTTGGCGGGCGGATGCGATCGGATCTCACGAGCTCTACGGTCGCCAAGCTCGAGAAGGGCCGGCTGCGGCTATCGCTCGAATATGCGCAGGAAATCGCCGACGTGCTCGGCGTCTCCTTCCTCGAAGTCCTCGGCATGGATGAAGTCGGCGTACGCGTCGTCCCCCTCGTCGGCGAAATCGCCGCTGGCAATTGGAGGGAAGCGGTGCATCTGACGGAGGAAAGCCAGGTAATTCCCGCCGATCTGCGGGGCAAGGATCTGTTCGCGCTGCGCCCCCGGGGAGATTCGATGGATCGGGTCGTGCAATGCGGCGGGTTCATCGTCGTGGACCCGGGCCAGACAGAGCTTGTCGATGGCAAATACTATGCCGTGATGAACGACGAGGGCGAGACGACGTTCAAGCAATTCAGCCAGAACCCGCTTGAGCTTCGGCCATGCTCCACGAACCCCGCCTATCAGCCCATTCCGGTAGGCTCCCAGGCGTTCACGGTGATCGGCCGAGTGGTCTACGCAGGGCAGGAAATGTAACGGCGAAACAATGCTTTCGTCTTTTTTGGACGACACGCCTTGACACATGCCGTCCATTATGGACATATAGCCTCCGATGCTTCGGAGAAGACGCTATATGTCCGACAATTCCTCCCCTGCCGTCGCTGCTGACAGCGCCGCCGCCCCCTTTGGTGCGCGCTTCCCGGTAACCCCCACCACCACGGCCGATGCAGCGGGCCGTGGTGGCAACGCCCTTCCCCCCTGGGCGGCACGCGTTGAAGGCGTGTCGCCCTACCGCGGGTTCTCGCTCGTTTGGTACGGGCAGGAGCGCGCCGATGTGCGCGGCTACGACCACCTTGCCGTTCTCGACCCGTGGGGCTCGACGATCGACCTCGACGTCGCGCGCAATGACTTCTGGCCGACCAACGAACGGTTCCGCTGGCTGGTCGATGCCGGGTTCCCGACGCGCACCGCTTTCGGCCTGATCGGGCCTATCACCGAAACGCTGATCGACGCGCAGATCGCGCAGCAGGTGGCGGCATGAGCACGCCCCTCGCCCACTGCGCCGAATGCAACCTCTGGCTCGCGCCGAACCAAACCTGCTTGCACATGGGGCGCGGCGAAGGATGGGCGCGCGACTATCAGGTCGGCGATACCGTCATGTGGCCCGACGGCAGCGAGAGCCGCATCGTCTCGATCAATTACGAAGACGACGCGATCATGGACGGCTTCGGTACATGGCACCCTGCCTACGACGTCGAGGAATCGGGCCAGCAGCGCGCCTATGGCGCCGCCGCGCTTTCGGCGCTGGTCGTCTCGCTCATCTGCATCGTGGCCGACCGCATGGTCTATGGCCTGATGGTGCAGCCATGAGCGCGGCCAAGCAGACCTATCGCCGCTGGTTGATCGAAATGAACTGGCTTGGGCAATGGGAAGCGACCCACCCCGATTACGACGCGTCCTATGAGGGCCCCGAAGATGGCTGGGTAGCAAATCCGAACATGTCGGCCAGCGCGCGCACCCTGCCCGAGCTCTACGAGGAAATCGGCGAGTGCGAGCGCGCGCTTGCGGAGCAGGCAGCATGAGCCGCGAGCTTCGCGTCTACGGCGAGCGCGGCGCACATCGGCGCTTCGAAGGGCTCGACGTCTCCACCCCGACCGAAGGCTACTATCGCTATCGGCTGCGCTCTGGCGCGGTCTACGGCGGCGTGCGCATTTGGCACGGCCCGCCGCTGGATCCGGTGACCGGCGAGGAACTCGACCGAGGCTGGCGCTGGCAGGCCACATTCAACGGCGAATACATCGACCTCGATCGCGTCTGGCCCGCTTGCGGGCGCATGCCGATCGACAAAGCCGAGCATGATCGCCTCGCCCGGCAATCGTCCTGGGCGCGCGATGCCGCGCCGGGCAGCGCCTTTGCCAATTCAACCCGCAAGATCGACCGGCTTTCGCTCGATGAACCACTCCCCTTTTAATCAGGAGAATACCCCCATGAATACGCACTTTCCCGACGTCGATGATTGGAGCGCAGAGAAAGGCGCCCCGCCCATCGGCCACAACAAGCCTCCGGTCGATGAAATGGCCCGCGAAGACTTCGACGCAGAGCTCGTCCGCGACAAGCCGCAATTCCTCGAGAAGCTGGCCGACCTCGAAGGCTCGGCCGATCGCGTCGATATTACCGACGATGTGACGCTCGGCCGCGCTGGCGACCTCATCAACTCGCTGCGCGACTGCCAGAAGCACGTCGATGCCACGCATAAGACGGTGAAGGCGCCGTATCTCGCCGCCGGGCGCGCAGTGGACGAGAAGAAGAACGGTCTTTCCGAGCGCATCAACACTGCGCGCGGCAAGGTGCAGCGCCTCGGTGACGCGTTCGTCGCCAAGCGTGATGCGGCCGCACGCGCCGAGCGCGAGCGCATCGCCGCCGAGGAACGCCGGCAGGCCGCGGAAGCCGCCGCCGCCCAGGCATTGCGCGACGAGGCCGCGGCCAAGAACGATGCCGAAAGCATGGTCGAGGTGCCCGTGGTCGCAGCGCCGCCGCCAGCGCCCAGCAAGCCCGAGCCGGTGCGCTCGGATTCGGGATCGACCGTCTCGGGCAAGAAGGTCTGGAAATCGGAAGTGACCGATTACGCAGCCGCCTTCGCCGAGGTCGCCGACAATCCCAAGGTGCAGGCCGCGATCGACACCGCCGTCGCCGCGATGGTGCGCGCGGGCAAGCGCAAGATGAACGGCGTCCGCATCTGGGAAACCGCCCAGATGAGCGCGCGCTGACCCCCTCTTTCAGGAGAACCCAACACATGAACGATCAGTCCAACATGCCTGCCACGCGCCGCGAGCCTTCGCCGCTTGCCGTCCTGAACAAGGAGCTCGAGCAGCGGCAGGAACAGTACCGCATGGCGCTCCCTTCGCATATCAAGCCCGAGGATCTGCAGCGCACCGTCGTCATGGCCGCGCAGCAGAACCCCAAACTGCTCGAGGCCGATCGGCGCACGCTCATGCTCTCGTGCATGAAGGCTGCGCAGGACGGGTTGCTGCCCGACGGCCGGGAGGCGGCGCTCGTGCCGTTCTCGGTGCGCAAGAAGGATCCGCAAGGCAAATGGATTTCGGTCGTCGAAGTCCAGTATATGCCGATGGTCTACGGCCTGCGGAAGAAGATCATGCAGTCTGACGAAATCGCGTCGATGCAGGTCGGCGTGGTCTATCTGGCCGAGTACGAAAGCGGCCGATTCCTGTTCGAGGTCGGGCTCGAACCCCCCATTCGCTACAAGCCCGACCTCACCCTTCCCATGGAAGAAACCACCGACGAGAAGATCGTCGCCGCGTGGTCGCTGGTGAAGTTCAAGGATGGCTCGTGGTCGGGCGAAGTGATGCGTCGCGCCGAAATCGACAAGATCCAGAACCTTTCGCAGACGGGATCGAAGGTCGATTACAGGGGCAACTCGCGTGAACCGAAGGGCCCGTGGGCCGATCACTTTGGCGAAATGGCCAAGAAGACCGTGATGCGCCGGCACTCCAAGGTGCTGCCCATGAGCGGCGACATTTTCCGCGACGTCGAGGGTGACGACGTGGAGCGCTCGATCCGCTCGGCAACGAACGTCCTCGATAGCGTGGACGAGGCGGCACCGGTCGCCCTGCCCTCGCAGGACGAGCCAATCGACGAGGAAACCGGCGAAGTCGTCGAGCAGGGCCAGGAAAGAGAAGCCGCTGATCCTGCCACGGGAATGACCGAGGTGGACGAGGAAACGGCGCGTAAGCTCGATGCGGGCGAGGACGTCGAGCAGGAAGCCGAGGAATCGGACGCGGCGGGCGAACCCGACCCCAAGATGCAAAAGCTCGAGGCGATCAAGCGCAACGTGCGCGAGACGATGACGCTGCAGACGCTCAAGAATTGGGACGGCGAATGGCAGAAGATCACCGCCTTCTACGATGACAAGACTGTGGCTGAGGTGGACGCGCTGTTCACCGAACGGCGCCGGGAGCTTTCCGAGTGACCCGGCATTCGGCCGGCCGAGACGATTGGGCGGTGCCTCGCGCGCCGTCCGATCCCAGCCTGCGCACGAGGATGCACGGCCGGATCCTGCCCATGCCCGAACCCCGCGCGCGTTCGAAGTGGGTTGGCGCAATCCTTGTCACCGCCGTCGCGCTTGCCGCCACGGCATTCTCTGGAGCCCTCCTATGACCCGCGCCAGATACCTTCGCATTGCCGACGTGCTCGAGAAGACCGGCCTGTCCCGGCGCACGATCTACCGGAAGATGGACAACGGCACTTTCCCCAAGAGCGTCAAGCTCTCGGACAGCGCCGTGGGCTGGCCCGAGGAACAGGTGAACGCCTGGCTCGAGAGCCCCGAGGATTGGAAGGAAGCAGCATGATCGAGCCTGACCGCTTTGTTACGCCGCGTGTGGTCCCGGTGGGGGTGGTCTGATGGGTTACCTAAACGACGTAACTCCGCACAGTCTTGGAATGGCCGATGTCGGTGAGCGTGTGCGGTTCCTCAATCGCAACGGATATGATGGCGAGCTCAATCTTGCCCGAGAGCATTTCAATGACGGCGATGAGGCAACCGTGGCCCGAGTGAGCATTGGCGGTTGGTCCAGCTCCTACCTTTTTGAAGAGCGCGGGCGGCAGTGGTTCAACACTGTGATGTTTGAGCCGGTCACCCCCGCCACCCCCAAGGAGACAGATCATGGATAATGAGAAGGTGCCCGCAGCCATGCAGGATAATGTGACGCAGGGCGACGTAACTGAAGCAGACAAGGCCGCAGTGACCGCGTTCCACAATAAGCAGGCCGCGCGCATACTGGCAGGCGACAAAACGCTAGGCGACAACCGGGATTGCATTGAGCAAGCCTTCGCCGCCCACCGCCTCGCCTCCACAGCACAGCCAGAAGTCAAGGCGCTGGTCGAGGCGTTGGAGGCTATCAAGGAGCAGACCAGTGCAGAAG